TTGAGCAAGTTCTTCTGCTCTAGTTTTTGCATTTGATTGTGGTTTATCTACAATTACCCAGCAATTTCCATAAATAGATGCATTCATTTGAACTTCCCTCATAACTGTATTGAAACTTCTACCATCTAAATCAGCATCTTTGATAAAGGATTGTAATTGCTCATCACCATCTAAACTACCATAATCTCTAGTTGGTGGAACTCTCCATAAAAAGCTGGTGTAGATTTGCACAACATTTTTACAATGATTATCTATTGGAGTATGCCTTATCCTTGCATCATATTCTTCTGGTGATTCTAATATATATCTGTGTAAATAATAGCCGTTCTTGTAATCGTTGCCACCTAAATAAGACCTGATATAAAACTCCCAGTTCTCTATGTTAGCTTTCCATAAATGATGTTTCTCTTGTAATTGTTCTCTGTTCATTTAACTCCACCTCTTTTGCTCAGTTGGTACAAAATTTCTTCTTATAGGATAGTTGTATTCTATTAAGTAACCCAAAGCATCATTCATGTGGTCAAATCCACTATCCTTATCTGGTATGGTAGTTCCTTCTTTATATATCTGTCTTTCTATACTCTTTATAACATTTTTACAAGTATTTAAAACAAATAAACTACTTTTACCAGCAACATTTTTTAGTTTTGAGTTTACTGCATTTATTCTATCTCTGACCAATGGTGCTGTATTCTTGCATTTTACCTCATAACCAAAGTTTTTTAATATTGCTAAATCTGTTGTGCCACCAGCAGATGTTTTTCTTTGTCTTGCACTTGGATCAGGATATACAATTATATTTTTATGTTTATATCTTGTTTTTATTTCTTCACACATTTCATTAGTATTAGAAGAATATATTTGTATCTCATCTATAACTGTTACTATGTTTCTATCTATTACAGTTACTACAGCACACATAGGATCAACATTAAAGTCTAACCCTATATGTAAAAACAAACTATTATCCTTGTATTTCTCAACAATGTTTTTTTCTCTACTAAAATTATAATATATCATTCCAGAATAATTTACAAAGGTTGCTTCATACTCTTGCTGGAATGTTCTTAAATCTAAATCTTGTTTTGCTTGTTCTATCTCATCTACACTTACTTGTTCACCTTCTAATGTAGTATATTTAAAACTTTCCCAATCGTTATTAGTTTCACCCATCTTAAATAACTCATAAGACCAGTTACCAAAACCTCTAGGACTACCACAAAAAAAAGCAGATCCTTTTGTATCTGACAATGTAGGTCTTAATACTTCATACCAAACTGTTTTGTTTATGTCTGAAAATTCATCACAGACTAAGAAATCTAAGCCTACTCCCCTGAGAGAATTTTCGTTATCGCTTCCTCTTAATGTTATTTGTGAGTTATTCCTTAATGTTATAGTCAAATCGCTATGGTTGATTGATTTAACCCATTTATGAGCCAACATCTTTTCTTTTAATACACTCCAACATATTGCTTTAGCTTGTCTGTAACTGGGTGCAACATACCACACTTTTTTATTAGGTTGACTGGAATACTTTGCTATCTCATTTATGGCTAAATATGTTTTACCAAATCTTCTACCAGTAATTAATACTCTAAACCTTGCGTCAGAACTTATAACTTTTTTCTGTGGCTCAGTTAATGGCATTATACCTCATTACCCCAACAATCCCAACCCTCTACTTTTTGTCTGGCAAATAATTCTATTCTTGGCAAATCACCCATTAATTCAACTATTTTATCTCTGGTGCAATCTGGTTTTTTAGAATGCTGTTCAATGGGCGTATCAATAATACTTCTTACACTCGCACTTAATCTTTTTGGTTTACCTTTAGTAGCAAGTAAACATAATTCGCTATTTGCTCTTGTCCACCTACCCATACCCATAAACCATGTATTAGCTTTCTTATTTCTTTTTACCCAAGTAAAAGCACAAGTTTTATACTCAAATCCCCAATTTTTTATAAGATCAAATACTTCATTTAATTTTGGATGTGTTACCCAAATAAATAAGATGCAATCATTATTTGATATTTCTTGAACTGGTAATTTATTTAACCAATCTTGAGTAACTGTTGGGTACTTAAAACAAGCACCTCTTTTACCAGCACTCGCTTTATCTCTGTATGACCAAGCTGGGTCAGCATATATAATATTATACTTTTTATCTGGTAAAGGTATCATCAATCATTATTCCATACTAAAGGCTCTTCCATTTGGTTCTCTTCTAACTTATCTTGTTGACCTAATATGTTCTTACCTAAGAATATCTGCATAGTTACATTACCATTTTCTGCACTTTTCCATTGAAGTTGCCTTAACCTCATCTTCTGCTCAGCCCTTCCTTTTAGTAATATATCCGAATAACTCTTTTCAAGTAAGTCTGCTGAACACCCAAAAAAATCTGCCATCTCCTTGTTTGTACAGCCTAATTTAGCTAACTTCTGTAGCTGTTCTGTGTCTATATGATATTTCTTAGGTCTAGCCATTATTCTATTCTAAATATATCCTGATAAAGTAAGTTTACTATTTTCTCAAACTCTTTCTGCTCATATCTTTTAATATCTATTTCACATACAAGTTTCTTGAATTGTTCTGTTTTTTTTAACACTTCTATTTTATTTTGCCTTTTAAATATTTTTTTAAACATTTTTCACATATATATTCTTTAGCATTATCTACTTTTATTATTGGGTTTGCTCCACACTTACTACAGAATAACCATTTACCAGTTGAAAATTTATCTTTTTCTTTTTCATCATTATTTTTTTTTTTACTCATACTATAGAAGGTGTAATCTTGTCTAGGAACATCTCCCTTAAATCTATCTGTCAAAGTCTACTACCCATATTTAAATATTTTATAGCATCTTCCTTTGAAAGTTCTCCTTCCTTTATTGCTCTTTGAACATCTGGAAAATGTTGATTTGCAAAACTTTGTATAAAGGAACTTTTATCTTTTTCTTTTATAGCTTGTTTAAACATTTTCAACCTTAAAGGATATACCTCTCCAGATTTGTTTTCTATTTTAGCTTCTTCATCTTCATACTTTTTAGCTGACAACCAAAAGGCTGGTTGTTTGGCAAACTTTTTATCTTCCACTGAATTAAAATAATTATTATAGATTTCTGCTAACTCTTCAGGTCTATCTATCCATTCTTTATCTAAAAGCTTATAATTCTTTTCTGCTATACCCTTACTTACTTTATTATTGATTTTATTCCAAAATAAAGGAAAATTATCCTTCTTCTTGGTTTTAGGTTTAATGGTAGAGGTAGTGGTAGGGGTAGGAGGGGTTTTATCTAGGTTAGGTTTAGGTTCTGTGCTAGGTTTTTTTGGTCTACCTCCAAGCCTTCCGTTTACCTTAGATGCTTCTATTCTTTTAGTAATAAACAGATATTCTTGCAGTTGTCTTTCATTTTGATAATGATCTTGTACTTCTACAAAAAATTGTTTTAATACAGTTTCACACGCCTTTTTTTCTTCCTCTGTAATACAGTTTGCTATTCTATAGTATGCGTTGCTATCTTTTGGTATGCCTTGACACCTTTTATTCCAGTTCCAGCATAGTAATCTTATATAAACCCCCACTTCAGTTGATGTATTACTCATAGTTCCAGCAATAAAATCATCTGTGAATAAATACCATGCTTTTAGTTTTTCTTGTGGTTTACTTTCCTTACTTATAAACTTCATACTATTCTCCTAATTTTATTTTAACATAATAATCACTAAACCTAAATACTTTTATTGGTATAGGGGTAATTAATACCCCCACACCTCTTTTCTTGCCTTATAAACAGCTTCTTCCTTCCATATCCAGTCGTCAGGATTAGGAATTAATATATTTTTAACATCATCTAACGAATCAACTTTAGATAACCAGTTCCCCATCACTTTGACTATGTGTTCACATATCTGCATTGGTTTTTTATAATCTTCTAAACTAAATTCATAAAATTCAGTTCCAGATTTTTTGCAAACTAAATACCATAGTTTTTGATTAGCATTAGTTCCTTTTTGGTAAATAGCTTGTTGCATAGCATGACTATTTGATATGCCATGAGGTTTTCGAAGGGTGGTCTTTAAGTCGATATAAAAAGATTCTTTTGAAGATTTATCTTCGAATTGAAAATCAGTATATCCAACTAAAGGTATTTCATTAATATCCATCTCTACCTTCTTTTGATACCCCACTAAATTCCATTTAAAGGCATATTCTTTAAGTCTTTCTACTCCTTCATTAAATAAAGGAATAAGGTTTTCTCTTTCACTAGCTACCTTTTCATTAGCTAAACCAGAGCAGTTATTATCATACTCATCAATCATTTTATCCATAGCTTCTTTCTGATCTGTTCCATTTAGCCACATATTCAAACCACTTTCTATAACAGTTCCTCTTTGCATAGCTGGGTTTGTGTCGAAATCATATCCAAATATTCTTCTTAACGCCCAGCGTTCTCTGTTAAATGCAAATTCTGTTAATTGACTAAATGATAATGGTAAAATACTTTTTTTATCTTGAGTATCAAACTTTTTAAAGTGTTCTATCATAATCCACCAAATAATTGTATTACTATTGTAAAAAAAATTATTCCCAAATAAAAAATAATATAATTTTTCATTATTTCTTCTCTATTAAAGAATATTCAGCAAAAGTTTTCCCACCTTTGGTGATATTAGTTGTAATAATTTCATAGCCATCTTTTCTTAAATCAAAAATTCTGCCACTCAATCTAAAACAACCAAATTTCTGTAAAGCATCTATAGGTGTTAAGGGTTTACCCTCTTTAAGATATTGTAATATTTTTTTATTTTGTGATTGGCTCATAACATACTCCTTTCTATTAAATGTTGTGCTTGAGCATTTCTCTTTCACCGACGACTTTTGTCCTTAAATCATCTCTGAAAGTCTTAAAGGTTTCGTATCTAATTTTAGACCGATTCCTAATTTTAAGGAGTTCAGCATATCTCTTATTGAAATCCTTAATTCTTGTATCAGAGTAAATATACGCATTTAACTCTGATGTGTTTTTATACTTCACATTTTGAGAATAGTGAAGTGTTAATTCTGATATTATAAGTTGTAATTCTTTTTTCATTATTTCTAATGCTGTGTCGTTATCGCTATATTCTAAACCCAACTGCTCTTGTTGATGAGATAATTTATGTGGGTCAAATTGTAAGCTATAAATATCAGTCATTTTTTACTCTGTTAGGATTTATGGTTACTCCAAAGTCAAACCCTTCTCTATATATTTTTACATAATTTTTATTTTTATGAGTTATTTTGCTTTTTTCACCTTTAAATAATCCATCAATCAATCCGTATTTATACGAATCTATTATCTTTCTTATGTTCATTTTATCTCTCTTTCTTTAGTAATTTTTTGTAACAATCCTCACAGTAATATTTAAACTTCTCATAGTGGACTGCAACATTATCGCAAAAGCTACATAATTTATGGTGTATCAATCGTTTCCAATGGTTACTTGTACCATCTTTTTGTATTACTTTCTTTTTAGGCATTTTTCTTTTCTCTTATTTCTTTTGCTCTAATATAATCATCTTGTTCTTCTGGTGTGCGTAAAGTAAAACCTTCTTTTAATAGATCAAACAATTTACTTTCAACTTCATACTTACTTGGTCTTGTTTTGAATTCCATCTTTAAATTTATCACCCATTCTTTTTTCATATTAAACCAGCTTCCTTTAATTTAATTTTTTCTAAAAGTGTTTCTTTATATTGTTCATTAATTTGTTTGTCTTTGTGTGCTGTGGTGTGGCATCTTCTACACAACAAAAACAAGTTGTCTATTCTGTTTAATCTGTTGTTTTTTACTCCACCCATGCCTTTAGGTATCAAATGGTGAATATCTACCCCTACAGCTTGATTACACCCCCAGCACATAGGGGTAAGATCTTCATACCCCCAATATCTCGTAAATAGTTTTTTGTAATCTTTCATTAGCCAAGATGTTTGTTAAAAGATGCAATCGCTCTTTCAGTAATTACATCAATCTTTTCTTCTGAAAAATTACCACTTCCCATTGCTCTGCCAACAACACCAGTTACAAAAATTAATTTATCTTTATTATTATCAGGTTTAAATCCGTTAGCACCATTAGTATTTGCAACTGGTTGACTGCTTTCTTCAATCACTTTAACATTTTCTACGTTTCGGTATTGATTTCCGTTGGCAGATGTTTTAGTCCCACCCTTTACAATAAAACTAATAGTAGAGTTTGGTTGTGGAATTGGATCTAATTTTTCTTTGCAATATAGTCTACTTCCATCAACTAAATCAAAAGCATAATTATTTATATACACTCCTTCTTCATTAGTTTTGCTATTATCGTATGTCTTAGCTATTTTTCCTTCGTTCATTATTTTCTCCTTTATTATTATTTATTAACTATATTATAACCCCTACCTTCCAAACAGTTATCAATATAATCTTTTCTTGTTTGAAGTTTAGGTGAAAGCCATAATACTCTAAATCTTAATGAATTATACACTATTTTCCCAGCATCCAGTAAAAAATTAGTCTCATCTTTTACTAAAGATTCACAAGTATATAAATCATCATGGTATCTGTTCATGTCGCCTTCTACATTAGCAGATGATTTGCCTCTACTATCTACTATCCGTTTTGAACTGCACCCAGCAAGGCATAAGATAATAAAAAGTAAAAAACAAATTCCTAATATTTTGAAACGCAAATTTGTATTCCAAAATGTGTACCTTTTAGGGGTACTTTTTAAAATATGTCTTAAAATATGTTTGTTCATTTTACCCCCTATATTTCTTTATTAAGTATTTCTTCAATTAAAGTTATTTGACCATATAAATATAAACCATATTGTGTATTAACTTGTTCAATACCAATTTTGTTATCATAATCTTTACCTTCGTGTTTTTTAAAAAACTGTAACATTACTGGTAATCTATATTGCTCTAGTTTATATCTAAGAGTATATTGTGGTAATCGTGAACTCATTTTAATTAACTCCCTTCTTTGGAAAAAATAGACCTAATTCATTTTTAAGATTAAAATATTTTCTACTCCAAAATTTTTCTTTTCTTTTTAGTTCCGATATCTCATCTTCTAGTTGCTTTAAATAAAAACTATCTTTTATGCTTTCTCTTTGTTTTGCTCTTTCAATCGCATTAAAAAATTCTAATTGTGTTATTGAAAATTTATATTTTACTTTTTTCATTTTATATTTCTCCTTTTATTACTTTTATTAAGTTCATATTATTATCATACAATCCTATACTGTCGTCTATATGATGTAGTTTAAAATAATAGGTAATTTTAGTATTTGAAATTACTTTAAATTTAACAGTATCCTGACTGCAAAAGTTATAAAATTTAACACCACCCATTTAAATCTCCTCTTTTTGTACTTGGTATTCATCAAACATGTTTCTTGCATCATCTTCTTTTATGTTTAATTCTTGTAGTAAATAATTAATTTCTACAGATATTTCTTGTTCCTCTGTTTCTGTACCATTTATAGAAATGTAATTATAATCTTCTATAGCCTTAAAAAGGTCAGCATATTTCTTGCTTATAGAATCTAAAACAAAAGTTTTATTGTGTTCTACTATTTGCCTTGCTCTTTGTAGTTCTATTTGTGTGGTCATTTATTTCTCCTCATTTATAAATTTATCAGTTGGTACAAATATTTTAATATGTAAAAACCCACCTTGCATTGAACTAATTGCATACTGAAATGGACAAGTCTTTATCCACTTCAATGCTTGTTCAATATTGGTAACTTGTATATTTATATTTTTTTCTATCATATCTTTATTACCTCATAAGTTT